TTCTACACCTTCATCGGTTTTAAAGTAAGATGCCATAGCAGAGTATGGGTTTTCATCAAAAGGTACAGTCATTAATTTTCTACCGTTTGATCCCCATGTGAAAGTTCTTTGATCTTGTGACAATTTGATAATACCAGCCTCAGAAGCTTTTATAGCTATATTCCTTAGTTGTACATTATCATCATTTGCTAGTTCCATAAATAAATCTGGTTTCTTTTTAGCAAACAACATTAAGTCTCTTTTTAATTCTTTAGTTGTCATACTTGAAACTTTAGACCCTAGCTCAACACGAAGTATTGCTTCAGCGTCATCAACATCCATTGTTCTAGCTGCCATCATTGCATCTACTTGAACATTTAAATCTTCTAATTCATCTTCTGCTATAGCTACTGGATTATGTTCATAATACTTTTTGTTTAGTAGCGGATGATATAAAGATAGTAATTTTTGTAAATTTTGTTGTTCTTTTTTAACAAACAAAGCACCATCTTTAAACATAATATGTCCTAAGGTTGATTGTCCTTTTTGTTCGTCTGCAAAAGGAGAGTTTTGATTTGTTGCATATCTAAGTTCTCTTTGCATACCCTGTTCTTTATCAAAATATAATAAAGGGTTTTTTCTGCTGTGTCTAGCAGATATAGTGTATGTTAAAGGCGCTTGACCTTTTACAAAATACATTCTGTCTTTTATTTCCCAACTTGGTTTAGCTGGTTCTTGTTTCTTTGGAGCATTTATTATTTCTTGCTCTTGTACTATTTCTTTATTTGCTACAGGTTTTTTAACTGTAGGCTTTTTTGCATTTGCTGCCATAATATGATATAATTAAATAATTTTTAAAATAATGACATTAGCTAACTGTATATAATAGTAACAGGCTATTGTCATATAAGAGTAATAATTACCCTTGTCAGTTCAACAAGGGTAACTACTACATAAAATTGATTGCTACTAGCTTGTGAATAACACGAAGTTATTAGCAGCTTGAGTTACTAAACATCTTTCAGATAAGAAGTGAATCTCCATTGCATCTAAATCAGAGGTAGAAGCTCCACCTACAGATCCAGTGATCCAGTTTTTCATTCTTCTATCATCAGCTTGAGAAGCTCTATATCTTACATGTAAGAAAGGTCTTCTGATGTTAGTTCCTAATATTTGATCGTAAACTGTAGAAGTTCCAGCAGGTACTAATACTCCGTCAATAGCGCTTTTTCCAGCACCTCCACGAGTAGAAGCATCGTTTAAGTATTTCCAGTCAGTTTTGTAGAAGTCATAAGAACCTCTTCTGAATCCAGAAAAACCTAAATTTAATGCCATTTCTTCAGAGTTTTCAAATACACCAAAAGAACTACCACCTGCATACACATTAGAAGTTGGTGATCCTACAGGACCATTAGCTCCAATACCACCTAACATATCATCAAAGTCTAGAGAAGTTTCTCTATTTAAGAATAACATGTTTTCTTCGATTGCTCCTTGAGTATCTAAGTTCTTAAGAATTGAATCAAACTCAGCTAATCCAGCAGCGGCAGTAAACCCGTCTAGTACATTTCCACGCTCTTTAATAGCTGCGAAAAGACCTTCAGTACCTTTAACTTTCAACATATCAGCATGGGTTTGAGTACTTGATTTTAATTCACCTTCTACCATTGCCATTTCTAAGTAATCCTCAAAACGTAATCTTGTTTCAGATTCAGCTTTTAGGTACCATAAGAAACCTCCTTGACCAGACTCAGTAGCTACTTCAACCCATCCAATCTGAGCAGTGTCAGATCCATTGATTGCATACTTGTCTTTAATGATAATAGGAGAGTTAGAGTATTGAGTGAAAGAAGGCTCAACAGAAATTCTGTTTGCGTCTCCAGTTCCTTTTCCATACTCAGATCCATATACAAAGATTTTAATACTAGCTGCAGAAGCTAAATCAATATCTTCAGTAAATGGAATATGTGCTAAAGTAGCTTGTGTGTATGGTTTTACAGTTAATATTCCTGCACCTAACGTACTACCAGCAGTAGCTCCAGATGCTGTAACATAACATTTTAATTCAGCTCCAGTAGCTATGTCAATTGCTACAATTGTTGAACCTGGTGATACAACGTTTTCAACACCTGCTCCTACGGGAATACTTAAGCTATCTGCATCTGGCGCAGTTACTCCTTCATAAGAAATGTGTAATCTATTTTGCTCAGACCATACTACTTGATCAGAAGTCATTGGCATTTCAGCCCCTACCATTCTTAAGAAACCACCCAAGGTTCTGTTTCCATAACGCTCTACTTCAGCTTCATAGATTTCTGGTAAATACTGTTGTGCGAAATCGTTATTCCCATCAGTAAAGTTTAAATAATTGCCTTCTAAGGCTTGCTTTTTTTGCGTTGGAGTTAAACTTCCAAACGCTGGACTTACATTTGCCATAATTTTTTAATTTTTTTAGTTAAATTTTTTTGTTTTAATTCTAAGTTTAGAAGAATCATAACCGCTTACTGACTTAATCTTTATTCCATTTACAAACTCACTTGAGCTAGTTTGCCTTGGCTCTGTGCTAGGATTTTTAGAACTACTAACTATTTCTTTAGTAGCATCTGTTCTTCCTTGTTCATAAAAATGATTAATAATTTTATCAGCATTTGAAGCAATGTAAATAGCCTTGTGATAACCTTTCGTATCTTTTATATTACCACTATCGTCAAGAAACTTTCCTACGAAATTGTTAATACTTGATTGGTTCTCTGCAACTTTACCAGGATCTTGTAAACCATATCTAAACTTCTTTTTACCTACATTGAAGTCAAAACCTTTGAAGTCATTAGTAAAGTAATCATTTGTTTTTGATTTAAAGTCCGAATGCTGTTGTTCAGCTATCTTCTGATCTTCTTGATATCTGTTGAAAAACTCTGTTGCTTTTTGTTGTTCCTGAGTAACGCCGGGTCTCAACTTGATTTCGTCGTAATATTTACTCTTGGTTTTTTCCAAAAAGCTTTTAGCTTTTCCAACTTCTTCTTTAAACGCAATTTTCTTTTTGCGTATATCTCTTTCCTCGTCTAGGTCTTCGTCATATTCGTAGTCTTCTAATAGTAGGCTAACGTCATCTGATTCTAAATAAGGCTTTGTTTGTTTGTAATATTCTTTTAATAATGTTTTATCATCAACACTTGAGTAGTCCGCGTTTAACCTAACGTAGTCTTCTACTGATCCACCTGTCTCTTCCATAAAAGTAACAAGTTTATCTATGTTTTCTGGCAACACCCTTTGTTCAGCTACTGGCTGAGATTGTTGTTCAACAACTTTTTCAGGCTCTTGAGCGGGTTCTTCATCTACAATTTCTATAATACCATCTTGAACAGTATCGTCCGGTGTATCGTTAACGACTACGACAGGTTCTTCAACTACGTCTTCTTTAACTTCTGGTATTACTACCTTAGCAACTTCTTCAGCTACTGGTTCTTTTACTTCATCTATGTTAACCTTTATAGGCTCGTTAGACTGATTGCCTAATTGCTTAGGGCTTGTTTTTTTGGATTTGATTTTAAAATCCCCTTCTTGTTTTACTTCTGACATAATATAATATAATTAAATAATTGTTTATTAGCTAGGACCGAACTCTTCTATTCCAAATCCACCTAACACATCGTTTCCTGATGATTCAAAGTTTTTAGGTAATCCTTCTGTTTGTCTTTGCTGTATCAACTCGGACTGTTGGGATCCCTGCATTTTTATTCTTTTATCTTTTCTATCTTCAATTTCTTTTTCTTTATTCACTTCTGCATTTGCTCTTACTTGAGCTAACTGCATATTGAAATTAAATTCTTCAGCCATTAACTCTCTTTTTATTTGAGCCTCAGTTTGCATTCTTTGTATTTCAAACTGCGACTTAGCTTGTTCTATACTCACTTTTTCCTGAGTAAGTGCTTGTTGTTTTTGCACCTCAGCCATTGCGGCTTTTTCAGATGCTTCAGCATTTGCTTGCGCTTGGGCTTGAATGTTAGCTTGTTGTTGTTCTTGTTCTCTTTTTATTTTTTGTTTTTGTCTAAGCTTCAAGAATTGATTGGCTAACTTTATATTTTTTATTTGTCTAATATCAATTGCATCAGACAAAGCTATTGCTTGTGTTTGTAAAGCTACTTGTATGTTTTGTTCTAACAAAGCTTTTTCTTCTTCTTCTGGTTCTAGCTCTAAATAAATACCAAAGTCATGCAACTGTAAATTCATTAACTCCTCAAGAGTTTTTGTATTGAACGTGCTTATAGCGTTTGTTAAAGCATTTTCTGTTAAAGGGTTTTCAATAACATCAGCTACTTTTAAACTTATATTTTCACAAGTTCTAACTGTTAAGTATAACAAAGAATCTAATACGTGCTTAGTTGCAATGTTTGATGCGTTAGCTGCCATTTTTTGTAGCCCTACTAAAGAATCTTTAGCTGGAGCACTACCGTCTCTTGCTTCATTTAACCCGGTCACATCTCTTATCATTTGTAGATAGTACTGGTATGTACCAATTAAACTTTGTATTTTTGCTTGGCCGCTCGAGGATGATAATTCCTGTACAGGTACTTTACCTCTATTTAATTCACCGTCTTGCGTAAGTGATCTACCAACAACAGAACCTGTTTGAAAGTACATGTTTAATGCCTCAGCTGGATTGTATGTTGTACCGTTGCCTAAATCAACTTCAGCTAACCCATCCATATCTAAGAATACACCATCTGGTACTATCCTAGACATTACTTGTTGTAATTTAAGATGCGTTATTTGGATCATATCAGCAAAGCTGGTAATCTTACTAACTATAGACTCTATACGCCCTTTATACATTCTTGGTGCTGATATACAATAATTCATCATTACTTTTGTAGTATCAGCTGTAGGTCTTGTCATATTTTCTGCTAGCTTCCAATCTAACATAATATTTGTACCTAATACTTTTGCACCAGTATATAAAACCTCTATTGTTCTAGATATTCTTTCAAAGTTATCATTAGCTGGAGGATTAAATGTGTCAGGTTTTTCTAACGTTTTTTCTAACCCTTGATCTGTTTTCTTTATTTTAAATACTTGATCTGAATATGTTTTGTATTCAAAGTATAAAACTTGAATAGTGTTAGCATCGTAATTACCCCAGTTTGTTACATACTGAGAGTTACCAGGCATATCCTGTATTTTTTCTAACTCTGACGCTGATAATGATGGGAATTGCTTTTTAAGCTCTGCTAGTGATATAGATTTTACCTCACCTACATAATATATATCTTCAAAGTTTGGATCTTCTGTATATGAATAAATCATATTAGCAGGATCAACATAATCAGTAACAATTCCTTCTGCTTTGTTAAATGATGTTTTAACAGCTCCAATACCTATAGTAGTTAAATCGTGAGCTAATCGTTTTTTTGTTTGCTCATACTTATTAAAAGCTAATACATTATTTATAACTTCTTCTTCTGCAATCTCTACGTTTTGCTTAGGAGTCATTTGTAGATGTATATCTAACTCTTCTCTATTTTCAGGTAAGCTTTCTAAATCTCCTGTTGTTGAAAAGTCCATACCTAAGTTTTGTTTTATATTTAACAAAGCTTTTTTGGTATTCATATCTTTTTCAACAGCTGCTGCATAATCCGTTCTGCTTTTTACAGAAAATGGATCTTGAGCAAACGCATTTATATCATACGATTTATTTGACATACCGTTTACAACAATGTCAACAAATTTTGATATAACTGGTATCGGCTTCCAGTCTAAATTAAGATAAGATAAATCGCCATTTATAGACAACTCATCTTTGTACTTTTGTATCGATTGCTCTCCTCTTGCGTATAATCGTAATGAATGAAAGCTATTCCAATTGTTTAAGTATCTATTACCATTACCTCTTCCTTGATTGAACCATTCCTGTTCAATAGCTCTAGAGACTTGCAAGCCGTAATCATAACTGGCTTTTACTTCGTCGCTAACAACCTGGTTAGGGAAAGAACTATCGGTATTTGTTTGTATTTTCATTTATCTTAATATTTTAGACGTAGAACCTCTATTGTCATATCTTTTAATTCCTAAATCGTAAACCTTTTTTTGCACTGGACTAACCGGTGAATATAAGTTTTTATTACAAGCCATTATTGCTAAACCAGAACTTATAGAAGCATCATGCTTTGTTCTATTGTTTATATTGAATTTACCCCAGTCTTCTAATGTTCTTTGGAAGTACATATCTCCATAACCAGCCTCTGTTCGTCCAACACAAGTTTCTATATATGATTCTATAGCTGCAGCATGTGCTTGCTTTATATCTTCACTAGAGTTCGGTATACCACCTATTTCTCTTTCAGTTACAGATAATTTGTTTAATCTTTTATCAGGTCTGTTCATTGAAAAGCCTCTATAGCCTCTTCTTTTAAAATGATACAGTAATCTAGGTTTGTTGTTTTCCGCAAGTATTGGCATACCATAAAATATGCAAGCCATTAATACGTCTTCAAAAAATATTTCTGCAGTTTGTGGTCTAGCTATATATTCTAAAAAGAATCTGTTAGGTGGAACATCTTCCATGCTAAACTTAGTTAACCCGTGCAAGGCTCCATTAGAACCTCTTTTATCAACTGTACCCGATATATCATAACTGTCACACCCAAAAGCGCCGCAGTGTTCGTTACCTGGATATTTTGTATTACCTTTTACTATAACTCTATTTTGCATTTGTACAGGTGGTACCCAACTAACGTTGAACCTACCATTTTTATTTGGTACAAATATCACCTTAGTATCTTTTATACCGTTTTCCCACATAAAACTCCCCGTGGTTATTATCGATGTATTCCTAAGATCTTCGTTATAATCTATTTGTTCGTATATCTTTGTTAAGTTAAACAGAGATTGCTTTGCTTCATCTCTAAAAGCGTGTTGCTCTGTTCTTGGAAACTGACGGTAGTATTCGTTTAAACCATCTTGATCTCCTTTTAATCCTTCGACTTCATTATTCCAGTATTCAATTACACCTTGTTTTATAAGTGATCCGTCAGGTCCTTCAGCTGGTTTTTTTGGCGTTTCAAATACAGGAAATCCATAAGAATCAATGTAGCCTTCGTAGTTCCATTCCATAGGAATGAACAAGCTATAGAGTCCCGAACGAGTCTGTCCATTTGCGTTTCTTTTTGTTGCGTCGGAGTCATAGTATAGTTTTTTAAAGTTCTCACCACCCTTGTCTAAAGCGTTTGATGTACTACCCATCATACACTTACCTATAATTTTTGAACCTAATCTCAAACAAGTTTTTGTAACCCTCCAGTTATTTAATATGTTTGTAGGTCTTTCCCATTTACCACTTTCATCGTGGACTAATAGTTTTAATTTTTCCCCGTCGTACGAGTTGTCCCCTGTGTTCTTCCAGTCGATCGTGGTATCAAGACCGGTAATCTCTTGTAGCTTTTCATTGGTATCAAGCTTTTTTCTCGTAAATTTGGACGCGGGAACTCTGTACGCGAGCTCCGTCTTCGGCCTGTCCATACCGTCCTGGATTGGTTTGAAGAAGAAGGGATAATTAACTGAGATGGGTACAACTTTATCAGTAAACATCTTTTTCGCATCTGGACCAGACTTTGATAAAATTCCGAATCTGGAGTCTGTGGATATTGTAGCTTGATTAACCGTTTCGCCTGAGGCCATGAAAGAAAACCCTGACCGTCTGTTCTTAAGATAGCACATTCCGTAACAACGTACATCTGCTTTACAAGCTTCCCAGAATATAAAGAATAATCTGTTTGACTCCCTAAAGTCTGCTGCCCCAACATCAATTTTGGACCACTGCAAGTACATGTAGTGAGTACCAGTAATATAAGAAGGCTTGTCTTTATTAAAAAACCAAAAACCTTCTTCACGCCTTTTAAATTCTGTATCAATATAGTCATACCACTTTTCTTTAAACTGTGAAGGGTATTCGTCCCAATCAAATACCGATTTTATCTTTGAAAGCTCTTTTGGGTATTCCGTGTGTTTCCACTTGTCTCCTTCAAATTTAATAACATCATCTTCTTTTGGTAATGCTATTTTTATTCCTTGTATTTCGTAAACCTCTCCTATCTGTCCGGTTCTACTGATCACAACTACATCGTGCTCTTCGTTATAACCGTACTCCCATTTCTTATACCTGTTTAACCTCTTTAATATCTTAGGTTTAATATAGTCTTTTAATACTGCTACTAAGGTTTGTTCGTACATTATCTAGATCTTCCTTCAGCAAAACCTCTAAAAGCTTTTTCTTCCTTAGCTTCTTTTGGGTTTTCATTTAATCTTTCATCCTCCTCTTCTATTCTAGCAAGTATTTCAAAAGCATCGAATATAGCTAATTTTTTAGTTGCGGCAGCATTTTTAA